AACAAAACCCCAACCCCGGTGCACGCCGACAATATCAAGAGGATCGAAGAGGAGTGGGGGGCAGACGTGATGATCCGCTATGCAGACCCAGCCGCTTCGCAGCAGCTGGCAGACTTTGCCCAGCACGACCTATATTTCAACAAGTCCGACAAGAACCTGCGGGAGACCATTAACAATATGAACACCTTGTTCTTCCAGCGTAGCGAGGTGACCGGTAAACCAAAGTTGCTGATCAGCAAACGCTGCGTAGAGACCATACGGGAGTTGCGCGAGATCCAGTGGAAGGAAGATGCCGCTGGGCAGACACGGGAACAGACGGCGGCAGGGGTCAAGCCATTCAAGCCGGACACTGGCAACAACAAGACGGACTGGGATGCCGTGGACAGTTTACGGTATGGTCTACATTCCTTCAATAAAAACAACCAGATGGGTATGACGGTCTTTGAATCCTTCCTGGGAGGGGTACAGGATGAAGAAGACGAGTTCACCCACTCGATGAATAGTCAGGGCTACTTCCGGTTCGGCTAATAATTTATTTCGATACCCCGTATATAACGCAGGTAACGAATTTCGTAAGGATACCTTCATGGCATTTCTGGATCTATTTATAAAGAGCCGCACTTCTGCAGAGATCGCTACCTGTGCCTTCTCAGAAAAGGGTGACACAGTAGACTATTTCAACCAAAAGGATGACCGGAGTAATCCGGTCACCTACCAGGCCATCGGTCGCGCCAAGTATGGCTCGGGCATTCCCCCGGCAAACTACGACACTGCGGTTGCTGCGGTGCAGCAGTACCCGGTGGTCTATGCCGTGATATCAGCCCGTGCCGAGGCTGTGGCAGGGCTTGGTATCAAGATCTATGACACCAAGGGCGGGCAGGAAGCAGAAGTTAAAGATCATCCGTTCTATCAGGTATTTAAGACCCCCAACCCGTACCAGGGGTCGTTTGAATTTATTGAACAAGTTTCCATGTCGTTGGATGTGACTGGTAACGCCTTCATCGCCATAGAACCAGCTACTGCTGGCACTAAGCAGCCGTTTGAACTCTATTTGATCCCCACGAAATATGTTGCCGTGATCCCTGACAGTAAGACCAAGGTCAAGGAGTACCGGTACTACGTCAACGGCCAGAGTGTTGTGTACAAGCCGGAGGAGATGATCCACGTCAAGTACAACAACATCGATGACACCTACTATGGTGCCTCCCCGCTGACCTCTGCCGTCGATATCCTGACCTTTGAGGGGTACCGGATCGCCTTCAGTACGGCCTTCTTCAAAAATGGCGCTATCCCTGTGGGGGTTCTGGAGACGGACTCTGTATTAGGTGACACCCTCCTTAAAAAGCTGAGGGGCGACTGGAATGCGATCCACGGTGGGGTGGGCAACAGCTCCAAACTGGCCATCCTGCAGGGTGGTCTGAAGTATCGCACCATCTCTTCCCCGATCAAAGACCTGGACCTGGGCAACCTCAAGCGGCTGTCACGGGAAGATATCTTGTCGCTGTTCAAGGTGCCAGAATCAGTACTGGGAGACCTGGCCAACACCTCAGGCAGCGAGGGGCAGGACGCTATTCGTGCCTTCTGGCGGCAGAGTCTGATTCCTCACCTGAATCGCATGGAGTCTGCGATTAATCGAGGCTTGAAGGATCTGGCCTTTAAGAGTGGCAAACAGACCTTCCGTTTCAATCTGAAGGCTGTAGAGGCTCTGAGTGATGATAAAGAGAGCGTGGCACGCTATTTGAGCACCCTGCTGTCCAGCTCCGTCATGACCCCCAACGAAGCCAGGGCACAGGTTGGGTTGCCGCCGTCTACCGATCCCAACGCCGACCTACTGTTCATCAGCAACTCGGCCTATGGTAATTTGTTGATACCGGCCGATCAGGCTAATAACGCAACTACTAATAACCAAGAGAAGCCTACGACCAAGCCCGGCAAACAGCCAGCAAAACCAAAACCTAAGCGGTAACGTGGGCAGTAGTATCTAGAAATATTTTGGTATCCTCTAATAATTTTTAATACTTTGTGCGTATATAACGCATTCAGGAGCTAAACCATGAAAGTTAAGGCTGCAGATATACAAAATAAGGACTTTAACCTGCAGGTTGGTTTTACCGTCAAAGAGGCGGGGGAGCAAGAGCAGGAAGTTATTGTCATTGAAGGCTTTGGTAACTATTTCGGTAAGTCCAGTGGTGATGATTACTCTATGGTCTATATCGATCGGGCAGGGGAGGTTGTTGTCCCCTCTGGTATGGATATCAAGGCCTACAAGAAGAATCCGGTTATCCTGTTGAACCATGATCGCAGCCACGTGATCGGTAAGGCGGTATCAGTATCTAAGAAGGACGAAGGTATCTTCATCAAGGCTGAGATTCATAAAGGGGCCTGTGAGGATGAGGTCTTCTACGCCATCAAGAATGGATTGATCTCTACGTTCTCCATTGGCTTCCGTGTCAAGGCAGGGGAGTACAAAGAGATTGATAAAAACAACGTGTTTTTTATTACCCGCAGTGAGCTTTACGAGTGCTCCTGCGTCACCATTCCCTGCAACGCCGAATCGACGTTTGCGGTTGTTAAGGCCTTCGGAGAAGAAGGTTTCTACGCAGGGGAATTTGAAGCTGATGCCACCACGGAAGGTCCGACCACCGGAAGTGTTGACATAAATAAACAAGCAGAGGAAGAAACCATGAAACTTGCCCTGGCAGATATGCTGCCGGCTGCTGAAGTAGAGAAGCTGAAGGCTCTCGGCGTAGACGTAGCCGAAGAGAAGGAAGTTTCCCTGAAGCGGTACATCGACATTGTTGTCGAAAGGCCGTCGAGGCAGCTCTTGCAGCTAAAGCCGAAGGTGAAGGCGAAGCTGAAGGTGAAGCTCAAGCTGAAGGTGAAGGCGAAGCTGCTGAAGAAGGCGAAGCTCAAGCTGAAGGTGAAGGCGAAGCTGAAGGCGAAACCGAGCCGGAGGAAGGAAAAGAAGCCCCCGAAATGGTCACCAAGTCCCTTGAGGCCCTTTCGGATATGGTCGCCCAACTCAAGACTACGTTTGTCGTAGACGAAAAATAATCACTTAGGAGATATACCCATGGAATTCGCAGAGAAAATTGATGCCCTGCAAAAAGACGTTGCAGGTATTGTAGAGGTTATGAAGCAAAAGGCCGAGAGTGGTCTGGAATCCGAAGTGAAGGAACTGTCCGAGAAGCTGGCTGCTGTTCAGGCCGACCTGTCTCAGAAGAAGGTGCAGTTTGCCGTTGCTCAGGACAAAGCTACCGACCTGACCAAGAAGGAAGTTGAGACCCGTCTGGACGAGCTGTACATCGCCAAGGCGCTGTGCCACGACCTGGATACCGGCGCTTTCAACGCAGACAAGTTCGGTAAGATCAAGGCCCTGCCTCAGTATGCAGACGCCATCAAGGCCTTCGGTGATGTGCTGGCCGAGACCACCACGGGTACCGGTACCGGTGCTGAATTCATCCCCAAGGGCTTCTCCGCCCAACTGCAGAACGAGATCTTCCTGGCTCTGGAAGTCGCAGGTCTGTTCGGCCGCATCCAGATGCCTGCCTCGGATTACACCCTCCCGTTCAACCCCAGCCGCATCATCGCACGGGCTGGCGCTGAAGGTGGCACGGTAACCAAGGCTCAGCCGGCAACCGCCAAGCTGCAGTTCACCGCCAAGAAGATCATGAGCATCGTCGAAATGACCGACGAATTCGAGCAAGACTCGATCGTTCCGGCTCTGAACTTCCTGCGTCAGCACCTGATTGACGGTTTCGCCATCGCCCAGGAGACCATGTGCCTCAACGGCGACACCGGCACCAGCATCTACTCGGTGGCTAAGTCCGGTGAAGATGCACGTAAACTGGTGAAAGGTATCCGTGCCGATGCTATGGGCACCGCTGCCAAGCTGGACGCCGCTACTGGCGGTCTGAGCGAAGACAACCTGCGTGCTGCCCGTGCCCTGATGGGCAAGTACGGCAAGTCCCCGTCCGAGCTGGCCATTATCGTCTCTATGGCTGACTACAACAAGATGCTGAAGTTCACCAACTACCAGACCCTGTACAGCTACGGTGCCAACGCCGTGATCATGAAGGGCGAACTGGGCCGCTTTGATGGTATCCCCATCATCGTTTCCGAGCTGCTGCCTACTCCTGGTCTGGCTACCGATGACGGCCTGGCTCTGGGTGGTCTGAACGCCGCTGGTGTATTCGATGCTACTACCTACACCAAGGGTACCGCTGTGATCGTCAACAAGAACGGCTACAGCTGGGGTGATCGGAAGGAGTTCAGTCTGGAACTGTGGCGTAACCCGCTGTCCCAGACTACCAACCTGATCGGTTCCCAGCGTCTGGACTTCGAGAAGATCGCTGCCGCCGCTGCCAAGACCTCGGCAGTTCTGTACAACTACTAAGCAGTAGTCTGATGAGGGGCTAGGGTTTCTCTAGCCCCTCTTAGTAGTCTACAGAAAGGAATGGTCATGGAACTGATTGCCAAGGTTGAGTATCACAACCCGTTTTGTACGTTGTTTGTTGGGCAGAGCACCGCAGAATTTGAAATTCCGGCTGAGGTGAAGGCCCAGATGTTGGCCGACCACCCTGATCTGTTTGAGGTGGTTGGTAATCGTCCGACTACCAAAGAGCAGGCAGAGGTGCAAACCCCTGAAGATGGTCTGCAGATTGAGAACCAGGAAGCCAAGCTGCCTAAAACGAGGAAGAAATAATGTCGTTTACCACCGTAGCTGCTGTCACCACGTTTCTCAATAAGGAAACTCTTACCGCGTTTGAGACCAACATCGTTTCGATGCTGATCCCGTTCGTGGATGGGGTGATCAATAACTACTGTGGTACCAATCTGCTGAGCACCGATTATGTAGAAAAACGCTTTGATGGTACTGGTGGGGACACACTCGACCTGGGTGTGTACCCCATCAATACTGTCACCAGCGTCAAGTTTCGTGAGGACGCAACGACATTCACTGATGTGACCACAAGCTGTTATTTTGAGAACAATGACGGTCTCTTGCGGTTAGATGAGTATGCCGATGTAACTACCTTTACCAGCGGCACCCGTAATGTGTTTGTCACCTTTAACGCCGGCTATGTAGACGGCTCGGTACCCTCAGATCTGAGTTATGCTGCCAGCTATCTGGTGGCCATCAACTTCAAGCGCATTGCCAACGAATACCTGGGTATCGAAGAAGGTAAGTTCAGCGAGGTGGATTTCAAGTTTGATCCGCTGGAGCTTCCCCTGTTGGTCAAGCGGGTGCTGGACCGCTATCGGGTGGTGGCCATCTACTAATGATCAAGTTGGGGTCTACCACTAAGAGTTTTGTGAAGAACACGATCGGCATGTACAACGGCCAGGGCCGTATGTACAACATGGATCGCGTGTCATATCTGATCGGATATGCCGAGGTTAACCAGCAAGCCACCACCGCCTTCTCCCGCATCAGGGTGAACAAGGGTTGGTTCTTCTGTGACCCCTCACAGGTCGCAGAGGGCGATCTGGTAGAGGATAAAACCGATCTGAAGAAGTATCTGGTGATGTCGCTGAAGAACGAGGTGCTGAATGGTGAGTCCGTCTATCTGGATGCCACCCTGTACCTGTGCGATACCACCGCCACCGTTACTCGCTGGGTAGACGGCGCTCGGGACGTGTTCGGTCAGGTAGTGGACCCTACCCCCCAGGTGGTTGTGTCTGATATTTATATCATGACCAACCCGCAGAACTACGATGTGCTGGAGCAGGATGACCGGCAGATCGCCCACGATAAGGTGCGCATCTATCTGCAGGCCAAGCATGGGGTCAAGGTGGCCGATAGGATCACCACAGCCAATGGCGAGAGTTATAGGGTACTCCGTATTGATAAGGTGTCCCTGCCCAACATCTGGACGTGCTACGTCGATGTGGACGAGCGTTAATCATGACCATTACCGATATCGAGCGTTCGTTTTTCAAGGTACTGTACGACTCATTTGAGGCCTCCCAAGGCATCAAGATCTTCGATAGTGTCTACTACGTGGACTTCGAGACCTTTACCAAGTGGATCGTGGTTGAGTCCCTGTCCCACACCACCGGTCCAGTACCGCGTGCGAACTTCAACCTGCATATTTCCACCAAAAAGGGTCTGCGCAACGAAAAGAATGAGTTGTTGCGGCTAATTGATGCAGTCTGCGCAGTCATTAATCAAGGAGCCCGGTTCAACACCTATTCCGATAGTACCGGGACGATAAACGGCGAGATGGAAGTCTGTTTCACTGCACTACTGCCGATCATGCAGCACGGTGGTGGTGGCAGTTTCAGGACCCTCAGCGTAGGCATTGTCTACGCCGGGGAGGCAGTAGAGTAATAAGTTTGTTAGGGGCTACGTATATAACGTAGCGAGAAGATCTGCATGGGAATGGTCGGATTCCTGTTGCTGGCTACTACGAGATTTCATTTAGGAGAATAAGAAATGGCAATTGATAGATCCGTACAACCGATGGTTAAAGACGCCTCTGGCGTTTTGGTTGGCGTTGCCCAGATTCGGGTAGGCCTGCCTTCGATTCGTCCTGCCGGCACCGCCATTGTGCGCCCGGTTACCGCAGTTGGTGTCTCCAAGGTAGTGTACGCTACACTTGACGGTACCACTGAAGTTGTTAAGCCGGCTGATGTGTACGCAGCCAACACCGGCTCTGGTACGTTTACCTCCAGCGGTACCTACACCGGCGCAACCGATGGTGCCTTCATCATCCGCGCTCTGAACGCCACCACGCTGGAAGTTTGGTCACCCAATGGCTACAAGAACACCGCTATTACCATTGCTGCCGGTGCATTTTCGTCCACCGTGCTGAACATGGATTCTGGTGTACCTTCTGGTTTGTCTTTGTCTGGTGCTTCCCTCACCAACATCACTGCCGGTGACACCTGGATCCTCCCGGGCTGGTCGGGCGAGGCCCAAACAAGCTCCCAGACCAATATCATCACCCCCTTC